TATCTTTGTATAGCACCCAACAATTAGCCGCCCAACCCGTGAAGTTACACCAAGACTTAGTGATGTTGTTCATCACATACTGCTGTTGTGCGCCTGTCGAGATAGGCACATTCATAATCAATTGGTTCTCTTTTGGGAAATACAGCAAACACCACCCGAAATTAGTCGAATAGTTTGATATTGCCGCACTCATGGCATATTGGATTTTGTTGGTAATCGACACCCTTGGGTCTAACCTAGAACTTTGCAAAGCCCCTGACATTGGCACTACCCCGTCCTGAGTGATGATCAAAAGGTCACCACCAAACTTAACCCAACACCTCGAACCAATAGGCGCACCGACTGTATAAACACCGATTAAAGAGATTCCCGAGGGAGTAGTGGGGTCAGTTAACCTCCACACCAAAACCTCGCCCTTAGAGGTGATAAACGCTAAATAGTCATCCATGCCATAGCCAGCGTCTAGCGTCCATGTCATGCCTGCCACTAGGTAGCCACCCATCTGCACTAGGGAAGACATATCCAAAACAGTAGCTGCGCCAGCAATAGCGTTAATCGGCAAATACCACGCTTTTAGCGTTTGGTCTTGGATTAACCAAATGCGGTTTTTAAATAAGTTGATGTTTGAGCACAGGGCGGTATTTACCCCAGTAATGTCGTACCCCGCCCCGTCTCCGTCTTTATGCCAAGCAGAGCCATCGTAACTGCGTAGTTTGTCAGCCCCGTTGACCATCATCAGGTATGAACCGCCCGTGTTGGTGAAGTTCACCGACTGCCATTTGGCATTGGTAAGGCTTGATAAATCAGGCGAACCCACCGCGCCACCAGTAGTAATGTTGTAGACATACTGCCCCACAGCAGCAAACAGTTTGTCAGACGAACCCGAGGCGTAGGTCATTACAGACTCAACTTGACCCGTCATGCCTGTGGCGTGTTTTGTGTAGCCGTTTCTCAGGATGACCGAGTTCGTGCCAGGCCACCAATTCGTCAGCGTCACCGCATCCTCAATCGCCATTGACCCTAGCGAATCCCGAGCATTCCACCCACCAATGGGGGCAGGCACAGTTATCGTGGTTGCGCTTTGTGTTTTTAACTTAGCGTATTTGGCGTATTGTTTGAGCATTATTTTTTATTTCTCTCAGAAATTGCTCTGGCTTTTGCTCTGGCATCTTCCTTAGACGAAGCCCCCCATGCCTTTAGCGAAAGTGCTAATCGGGTGGGTTCTCCGTTCTTTTCCATCGGCCCAGGCATTGCGCCCATACGGGCTAGAAAAGACGCTCTGCGAGGGTTATCTCCGCTTGGCACAGGAGGCTTGAGGTTCATGCCTTCTGCCTTTGCAGAGGCGCGTCCCTTGGCGTTTAAACCGCCCTCGGGATTCTTACCCTCTTTGCGTTGCCAAGCCGCGCTCATTTCTTCTTCTCAGGTTTGGCAGTCTTAGCAGCTTGTTTAAAGTCTTTAGCGGTAGGTGCGCCCTCTGTGCCAGGCTTTCTCATCCTCTCGCCCGAGCCTGCGGCTATCCTCTCCCTCTTTGCTTGGATATTTGCATAAAGTCCGTCTAATTTCATAACGCCTCCTTGTTAAACGCTTGGCCAGTTGCCGTCTTGCACAGACCAAGGCCCGACCAATTGGTTCATGCCTACTGGTGCTAGAGACATAGATGGAACTGGTACATCTTGAGCCTTGTTGTAACTCAAAGCCCGTGTGAATTCACCCAATTCAATGCCGTAATCAAGTTTCTTGGCTTTCAAGAAGTAAAACTTTAGCCCTGCCATCATCAAGTCATCAGGGAACACACAAGTGTCGGTGTCGGCTGTAAATTGGGCTTTTGTGCCTTCAGACGAACCCGCAGCGCAAACCCAATAGTTCGACACATACTCAAAAGAAAAGTTGTAGACAGTTGTAAGGGCTTGGAATATGCGGAATTTGCCGTTGTATATCCGATAACGCTCACGAGGGCCAATCGAGATAATGCCACCCTGTAAGAACTGCCAATCTTGGCTAGATTTCGTTCCAAGGTTGCGCCAATGGTCTGTTCTATCCCAGTTGGTGTCTGAGATCATCCTGTCATAGCCACTAGGCAAGTCGTAATCCTGTTTGGCAAAGGTCATGGAGACCGATGAAGTTGAGGTCGTTACAGGCGCGTTTAGCGTGACTTGAGTGCTACTGTTAATTGTCAAAATCTCAGCGTAGGGGGTCTGTCCCGTCCCCGTGATCACATTCCCAACTTGTAACGCAGAGGTACTAGGAATATTGGTGATGATCTTGGAGTTTGCGGTAATGTTTCCCGTTGTGGAGATCGCGTTCTGGGTTTGCCAGATGTAGGCTTTTACTAACTTTTGCCACTCAAAGTCCCTTACCAAATCTTTTCCAAGTCTTTGGCATAGGGATAGAAGTTGAATGGTTTGGTTGTTTGTAGACCCTATTACTAAAGGCGGTTGGGTTAGTCCAAGTTCGCCTGAGACCTGATCAACCAACTCTAATAGGGTATAGGACATTTACTCCACCAATTCTTTTTTAGGTCTGCCAGATTTCTTAGCAGTTAACTGATTAACCAATTCCCTCAATTGTGCCATTTCTTCCTCTTGTTGTGCAAGTTTGGCATCGGTTTCAGCACGAATTTTATCGAATACTGCGGAATCCTTGGCTGCGGCTATAAACGCCCGAGCCTTATCCCGTAGGTCGTTAAATCCCATGATCTTGTTGCCCACGCTGTCTGCAAGTTGTGCAAACTGATCAATTGTGAAAATATGCAAAGCCTTAAATTCAGCCTTTTGGGTTTCGCTTATGACTGTCCACACATCAATAGGAGTGCCTGATACCCGTTGTTCTTTCTTTTGCTCAAAACGCGCCCACTCGATTGGGTACTCTTCAACATCTTGTTCGCGCATAGGGCGGTCAACCACTAGAGTGGAGTCACCAGGCACTAATTTCTTCAAAAATATCTTTTCTTCAAAGATCGGACGCTTTTCGGTCATTGTCTTGAAGTTGTTTTGCACTTGCACAGTATGGAAAAACACCGCCATCTTGCCTCGGTTGTCCTCCATAAAACTCTCATTTGTCCAGTTTGCGTCTTGCATATTAGTTCCTTTGTTTAAGAATTTTGGCAGTTTCCTGCATCAGCCCGTCACCATGAAATATAACCTCTGCGTCTTGAGTCTCCAAGAACTTTTCCATCTCTATCGCAGCTTGCACCATCTGCTTTGTGGTTTGGAAGATTCTCTCCCCCGCCTGCACCATCGTTATCTCTTGTTGTTTTCCCAAGTGTTCCCCCGCGTGTCTGCTCTCTGTAAAACTGTTATCCATACCAAAGATATGGAATTTTCTATATCCGAGGGCTGCGCTCACATTCATTGCCCTCATCCCGACAGATGACCCCCCACCAATCAGACTCTCCATCCCCTCGGGGTGTTTGTCTGCTACCCAAGCGACAGTTTCCAGATCATCCCCGTTGACAAGATGCCATATCTTGACCTGATGCCTCTTTAAAGCCTCGAAATAGGTCGGATGACATACCGATGCCAATAAATACTTTGTAGCCTTCTGGGGCTTTTTCAACATCCTTGCCTTATGTTCTCTAGGGTCACAGTCAATGTGCCAATCAGAAATTATCCCTCTGTCCACTAGAAAGTCGTGCGCCCCTGAGACTGTGATGATCGGGCGTTTGATGTGTTTCCATGTATTTAAGAGGCTTGGCCCGTAACAGACGATGGACACCCACCGATCATTGAATTTGTCTCGCTTTTTCAACAATGGGAGGTGTATCGACTTTCCCATCTGTTCGTGCCTTTGAGAATTGGTCATCACGCCTTTAAGCATTCAACCCTCATATCTCGAAATGGAAAGTGGTAGTTTGGCTCACAGAATTTGATCTCTGTCATGCCTACCGACTCAAGCATATTTCTTAATGGGGTTTGAAACCAACCCCATCGGTGGCACATTGCCTCGCTTTTATGCTTTGGGTCACCCCATAACGCCCACATCGTCATAAAGGGTTGTAATGGCTCTTTGTTGATCACGCAGTTGGTTACATAAGCAAACACCTTGTCCATACAGGGCAGTTCGAGAATCATCTTACCTTGTGGCTTTAGCACTCGTTTCCATTCTGTTAGCACTTCAGCGACTTCCCACTCGTAAAAATGCTCTAGCACATGAATAGCTGCCACCGCATCCGCGCTGTCTGAGGCAATCTCTAGTTTTCTAAGGTCGCACTTAATGTCGGAAATATCTGAATGCAGATCAACATTTATCCATCCGTCCCATTTTTTATTACCGCATCCGAGGTTGTACGCAATGCCGAAAGTGTCTTCCACTTGTCGATCAGTATTCTTGGCGAATATTCGTCCCTCACGAACTTCTGCGCCTTGGATATGAGGGTGTTTGTGTCCTGTGTCCATTTAATTCCTTCTAGGATGTTGCCTACATAAATATGGGGTATTCCTAAGTCTCTTTCGCTGACCACAAAACACCCTTGTCGGATTGCCTCTACTGCTCTGTTAGGACTCTTATATTCTGCTGTCGCAGGCATTAAGACAATATCTGCTCTCGCAAATTCTTCTAGCATGGTCTCGTGCGACCAAGGGATAGCACCGCCAAAGTTGGACACCACCCGTAAGTTGTAGCCCTCTAGATCAGGCAATATGCGCTCTAAACTGTGCTTATTAACTGCATGACCATACCAAAGTAAATTTAACCCGTTGCAATGCGGTTTTTCTTCTGGGTACTCGTAAGGGTCACCAATCACAGTAGCATCCCGTCCATGCCCCTTGATAATCTTTGCCATCGTCTGTGTTGGGCAAGTCACCGCATCCGCTAGTCTCAATGCCTCTTTGTAGTGAACCCAATCAAAATGATCATCACAAAAGTCCACGATCACCCACGCGCCCCTTGCCTTGGCTCTTGCCATCTGCATCAGTTCATTGGCTTGGGGTTTGGCAAATATGAGGGTATCCGCAGAAAAGTCGTTAAGACTTGCCCACCCATCGCTCACGATCTTGGCTCTATAACGCCAACTAGCGGAAGTCTTGTCCCCAAAATGGATAAATGAAACCCTCTCGTTTGGCTCTTTTTGTTTGTCGATCAAATTTTGAAGTTCGGCTGCGTTCTCTTCCCTTTTCTTAATAATCGCTTGTATTAGCCCTTGCCCAAACCCGTAATATTGTGCGTCTGGTAGGTAGTCGTAGTAGGTTTGGAAGTGCTCTGCTTGCAACGCCATAGCTGCGTTGCAATAAAAAGTCTCACCCTCTTGATCTATTCTGATCTCTGTGAGTTGATCACCTTCTTTAAGACCCGAGCCGTTTACCCTCAGTTTGTCCCCGTCTAAACAAGAATCAAACCCAAATAAAGCAAACTGTCTCCACCCAAGCACATAGAACAAGGAAATAGCGCGTAGCCCCGAGGTCGTGCCACCACCGATCAACATAGAGTTTTTAGGTCTGTTTTGACCCTTCATCACATAAGGATGCCAGATTGTGACCTTATGCCCCTCAAGGTTGTCAAACATCGCCTTGTGGCATTGGCTTGCAATCATGTATTCCACGCCCGTATTGGGCTTGTAGAACGATATTCGGTGTTCTTGGGGGTCTATTGCCAGAGCGTAGTCTGGTATTACCCCGTTGTCTATCAACCAATCGTGTGCGTCTTTAATTGCAACGATTAGAGTAGTTTTGGACATCTCTCTAATGACATCTATCTGCCCCGCCACGCTTGGCCCACTCGCCACTAACGTGATCATCCCTTCTTTTATCGGCTCTTGTTTTAAAACTTGGGGGTAGCCACGCGCTACCGCACTCTCCATGTTTTGAAACAAAGTCTCATCGTCAGCAACACACTTACCAACGATCTTTAGGGGAACAAATGTCATTAGAAAGCCCTCTCCTTTTTGGGGAGAGAGCGTCCGCTTTTAGACTGGGTTAGAAGTCATCAAGCCTGCATTGTTAACTACGCAGAATGGCGCAGATGCAGAAGTGGCAGATGTATTAGCCACAATACCTTGGATGTAACCAGACGATACAGTTGCATCGTCCAATTTACCCGCAGTTGCGGTCGTATACAAAGGCACTTTAGGTTGGCAAGAAATTAACAGATTGACCTTCAAAACGCCATTCAAACCAATCCAACCATAGTAGGACGAAGTGATAGCGGTTTGTGCAAAGCCAACCATGTTGTAGCCAAGAGCCGCAGCGTTGGTCGTTGTAACAGGCACAGCGCGGAGAACAGGAGTAGCACTCGCTGAATCTCCAAATGTGCTCATAATCACAGCGTCATAAGCTGCAATGTCTGACTCTGCGCGAGCAAAGATATAGACACCATTGTTGCTTGTGTTTACGCGAGTGCCTGGGGTAACAGGAAATAGCGCAGTAGAGCCTGCGGAGGTTGACGCATAGGTTGCCGTCAAGTCAACGCCAATTTTTCCATCGGTGATGTAATCAGCCATGATTTTTACTCCGTCATAATGCCTTGGAACTGAAGTCCCGAGGCTGTCATGTTACCCGCCCATCCAATCAAGCGCACAATTGCATCCTGATTGGTACTCATACGCTCATCGCCTATTGGGACGAAATTGCGGTTTGCGTGTGGACGGAAGAAAATGTATTTCGTGTTAAGGAAATAACCAGTAGATGCGGGAATATTACCCCCGATACCACCATCAAGAACCACATCTGCGTTCATATACTTAGAGGCAACAAAGCCTAATTCGGCCATCTTGCTTGAGCCAGGGAAACGCTGAATGTTCTGTAAAGATGCCATGAAGAATGACCACAAGTTGTTATCCAACAAGATCAAGTCCACAACATCTGAACCGCGAGAGGTCTTGGCATACAAACGATTAAAACCAGTTTGTATATTAGACGCGCTTGCGCTTACACCGAGGTCGCTAGAGAAGTCAAAGGTCTGGTTTTGCCAGAAAGACCAAGTAGCACGATCAATACCGCCAACAACACCCGTAGATGGTGCTGCGACAACCATTGCCTGCAAGCCTGTGATCTGCTTACCATTGTTCGCTGTTCCGTCCGAGTAAATACCCGTAGAGATCAAGTTCTCAATAGAAGCCTCTGCTACATCTAAACGGGCATCAAACAAATCAATGATCTGCTCTTCGCCTGAGTTTTGCAACATCTCAAGTCCGTTGATAGTAACTGCCACGGCAGCTTGCTTAATCGGGAACTGAGCCGCGCTGATCACATCCGCAGGGGATATGTTCAACACTTCAGCACCAGAGTAATACATGGCTGTGGAGTTTGCTTGGAATGACAATTCTTGAAGAATAGTCGAACCACCCGTAAAAGGCTTGTAACGGCCTTTCTCTCTCAGGCGAGTCAGCAAAGCATTGTTTTTAGTCACATTGTCGGCAACGATGCCAGAACGCGACTCAATGGTGGTTGCTAATACATCTGAGTAATTACTATTGGCGTATGCCATAAGAATTCCCCTTAATAGTTTGCAGTTCGTAATGCGTTAGCAATTACAGCCCTGCGGTCAGTTTGATTTAATGCGGTAGACAGACCCGCGCTTGGTGCGCCTTTGATCTGAACTGCCGCAGCTTTTGCTCTCTGGGTTTGATTCTGGGCTTGCAAGTTCTGTTGTTGTTGAACAAACATCTGTTGCGAAATCGCAGGGTCTAACCGAATGGCCGTGTCATACGCTAATTGCAATTTCTCGCGCTCAGACATATTTCCCGTGTCCCCCAGAATGTGCGGTGCTTGGAGAAGCGTCAGCATTCTGTCTTGGACTGCCTCGAAATGTGCATTCGCAGGGTCAGCCGCGAATTGCTGGATTACCGAGAGTGCTCGGCTTTCATTCTGTTTCTGCGCCTCATACTGGCTCTGCGTGATGTGCTGAGTCAGTTGTTGAACTTGTTGCGCGAGTTGATTGTAGTGATTATCTTGTGGCTGTGGTGCTTGCCCATTAAAGTGAGACGCAACCTGATCTAGCGGTATTTGGAACTGCTGAATCATCTGTGCCACAGCCTGAGACTTCTGTTGTGGCGTTCCAGTTCGTAGGAGTGCTGCGGTCTGTAAGAGTGGCGCAATAGCCGTTGCAGGCGTTGCGTTCTCGTTTCTCAGCATCCACTCGTAGGGTTGGAAAAGGTCTGTAATCGCCTTTGCCTCGGCATCCCGACTCTTGTATGTGTTGATGCCACGCTCAAAGTCTGCCTCCCTTTGGGCTATTGCTTGGCGTAACTCAGGAGGGGCTTTCTCCCAATGTGCTTTCATCTCTAACTTGAGAGACTTTGGCATATCAGGGGCTTGGATAGCAGGCTTTTCCTGTCTCTCAGGTGTAGGGAATTTGGGGGCTTTCTCTGCCCTAGCCTCTTTAGGCTCTTTGGTGTCTTTTTTGAGTGCCTCGCGGATTACCTCTGCTCGACTGAGAGGCTCTGCTTTCGGCTCTGCCTTTACTTCGGCAGTTTCCGTCTTAATTTCTGGTTCGGTGGGAGTTGGGTCAATCGTGTCGGGTGCGACAACTTCGTTTTCCATTTATCTCATCCTTTTCATTTGGTCTAAAGTCAACTTAATCATTTCTTTGCGCTCTGGCATGGGTCGATTATGCAACCGATTCGCCATCTCTACATTTAAATTGGACATTTTCATGGGTGCTATCGGTGCGCCTGGTCGGTCAAACTCTTGCACCATCGCCACTTGCCCTCTGAGACGCTCGTTGTGAGCTGCCTTCTTTTTGTTCCACTCTTGTTGAGCATACTTAACATCAGAATGCCCCATCTCAATGGAGTCTGTGCGCTTTAGGTGCTCTCGCCATTGGGCGCGACCTTCAATCATCACCCCGTCAGGAGACATAAAAGGGGCTATATCGCCCATCACAGAATATCGCTCGTTTGGTGGGCCGAGGTGCTTTTCGTAAGGCTCTGACCCGTCAGATGGAAATACCCAAGTTTGTCTCACATCATCTCCAATATCATTGCAATGTCTTCTTCATCTCGCTTAAGTCTAACCTTATTTTCTAAGGTTTTGACCTTTTGCATTAGCGAATCATAATCAATTTGTTTTCTGACCGCAATATCTATGGTTTGCTCGGGTGCAGATGTGATCTCTTCCCTCACTTCTGGCGGTAAACCAAAGATCGCCTCTTTAAGTTTCTGTTTTCTCTGAGCCTCTAGTTTGCGGTCTTTAGCCCATTCAGCATTGCGCTTTTTCTCGTCAAAGCCAAAGTGTCCACCAAGAAGAATGTCACTCGGTGGCGGTGGTGGAGGGGCTGTGCCTGTTAGACCAGCAAAGGGCAGTTCAGCAAAAGATGCTATGCCAAACATTTAGCCCCACTTTGCGGCTAGTCCGTCCGCATAAGTCTTGTTAACAATGTCGTTGGCTGCGCTTGGGGCTGTTGATACTGTGCCTGTTGTTGCAGCTATGTTGAGAAAGGTCGCATCCTTTGGGGTGGTTGCGCCTATCGTCATGTTGTTGATCGTTCCAACGCTTGTAGGGGCTATCTCGATTGAGCCTGACCCGCTAGGCTTGATGTGGACATGACCCGTACCCGTAGGGCTTATGTCGATCTGGGCATTTGTGCCGTTTAGGTTGGTCGATACATTTAGAGAGATGTTGTCACCACCGCCCCCACCCATGCTGATCTGTGTTGTGCCTGCGGAGTTCTTCAGAGACAAACCGCCCGAGTTAGTGGCTTGGACTGTCGGTGTCGTGACCTTTGTGAAAGTTACATCTGTGCCACTTGTTACCGCCACGCTTGATGGCAAGGTTACAAATACATCTTTTGTACCCGTAGCAAGATCAAGTTTTGAGCCTGTGGAGGAGGAAATTACAGTAGTTCTCGCTAGAGTTCCCCCGTAATAAGTCCCAATCCCCACTTCCCATTGAGCACCGCCTGCAATCGTGTAATAGGTCGTGTTGTTGTTACCAATGATCTCAAATGACTGATAACCCTCTACCGACCCGTCTAGAGTGATCGTTCCCGTTCCTGTTGAGGTAGAGGTCTGTCTTACCCGATCAGCAAGGGCTAGGCTCATGCTACTTCTACTCCAATGACTAGACCATCAGCACCCCTCACAACCTTCTTAGGCGCGTTGAGTTTCTGCATCGCCTCGCCAATGTTTTGCATGGTCTGTCCGTGTAGGTTAGCCATTTGGTCGTGCATAAGTGCCATCTTGTCCATTGCTTGAACAATAGTCCCACCGAGTTCATTGGTGATCTGTGCGGAAGCTGCCTCAATAACGGGTAGGTCAACGCCAGGGTTGCTACCAATTCTTGCCACCATGATCTTGGTTGCAGCGTCCAGTTCGGCTTTCCAACGCTCGTATTCCTCACGCCCTTGCATTTCCCGAGCCTTAACTTGTAACTCGTTGTTAGCGACTTGTTGGGCAAACTGTTCTTTCATTTGCTCTAACTGCATATCTGCTTGGGCTTTCGCTTGTTGCATCTGCATCTCTAACTGAGCCTTGGCTTGTTCAAGTTGAGCCTGTGCCTGCATCTTCATCTGCTCGGTCTGCGCTTGGGCTTGCATACGCATCTGCTCTGCTTGCTGTTCAGCCTGTAACTTGAGCATCTCAGGGTCTTGTTGAGGCGGTTGCTGTTGCGCCATCTGTGCTTTTTGTTGTAAGGCTTGCATGGCTTGCTCAATAGCCGACTCCAGACTGCGACCAGCCCTGAATCTGCGTACTGTAAACAAGAGCATCTCACCAAACAAAGGCAACATCTCTGGGGCTTGTTGCACCATAGGTAAGCCGTTTTGCAAAAACCCTGTAATAGCCTCAATTGCCTCAACCGCGCTTTGTTTTTCGGCTTGTTCGTCAATCTGGGCTAGTGTGTCTGCCTCAACTTGGATGTGGAAGTCACGAATCGTGCTGTTTGAGAGCATCTGCACCGCAGCTTGCAACAGTTGCGGATTCTGACCCTCTGGAGTGTTCATCACCCCAGACATCTCTACTATCAACTCAGGTGGGTAGAACTTACAAACGATCTGCGCCTTGATGCGGAACAAATCAGTAGCAAATCGTGCCACATCGCCCTGAGTAGCCCTCAATCTCAGGCTACCAAAGTTGGCTTTTAGTTGTTGAGCACCAAGGGTTTCGTTTGCGTTAGTAGAACCCCTAAGAATGTCTGATATTCCAGAGATTTCGTAGATGGATTGCTTGACAACCTCACGGGATTGATAAAGTTGCTGTAAGGTCTTGATGATGGCACTTGTGTCCATCATGTCTATTGCGCCTTTTAGCCCACCCTTCTCCGACATAGCTGCCCACGCGGTCACGGGGAACAGTTTGTTGTCTACGCCCTCTGTAAATAACCGCCCAAGTTCCTTGAACTCAGCGTTAAACACACCGACCGCCTTGCAAGCCTTCACCAATAGGTAAATGCGCTGTGTAAGGTTGTCTAGTTCTTGGGCTTGGTCTTCATATTCGCAATAATCGGGTACTGGAATCATTGACCCGTTGGTTGTTGTGGCCAATAAAGGCTTTGGACAAGGGAAAAACTCTTCTAATTCAAGAGGGTCATCACGCTCGTCAAGTGCTTGGGGGTATCCCTTGGCAACCCAACAAACCTTCTTTGTGCGTTTGTTCCATATCTCAGCGACTTTAGCCTTCTTGCCGTAAGTGGCTTTGGCGGTCATTGGATTCTTGGAATCTATATCGTCATTCTGGTCTTGTAATGGGACATTCTTGAACACATCACCAAAACGCTCGATGCCCTCTTCGGGTGTCATGTAGACCCAACGGCTTACCCACCACACCTCATCCCATGTTCGGGCTGGTGAATGGAGAAAGTCTGTCCAATAGACATAATCCACAGGGCTGTGCGCTGAATCTACGCGCTCGACTTCCTCTGTGTTGGTAATCTCTACGCCTTCGTCTTGTTCCAACTTGGGAACTGTGGTCTCTGGGGCTTCTCTGCCAACAATGATTGGCTCATAGCGCACCCACGCTGTACCGCGACCAGGCAATAGTCGGTCTTGCACCACGCCTTGCATAGAAGAGTCAAAGTCACCAAATTGGGTTACTTCATACTCAATGACGCGCTCTAGCATCGTAGAGGCTAATCGTCCTACGGGGTCTTGATCGCTGTATCTACGAGAGACCTCTGGCTTTGCCATGCGTCCGTAGAGTGCAGGGAACAGCACAGAGATGTTTGACCAAAGGATGTTAAATTTCATCCTTGGCATCTCAATGGCATCGCGCTCGTCTCGGTAGCGTCTTACTACCTTCTTACCGCGTTTTTCCCACTTATCAAAGACCTTGGCAGCTTTGTCTAGTTGGTCGTGCCAGAACGGGCCTTGATCTTCCTCATAAGCCCCATCATCGTAGGCGTTCTCGTACATATCAGCCTGCGTAGAAGAATGTCACATCCAAAGTGCCACCAATGGTTGCATAAAGGCTTGTTCCTACATTGGCAGGGTATCGGTGAAAGCCGATTGCTGGTGTGATCGTGCCAGACATTACAGTTCCGCTTGAACCGCCATCTTTTAGCACCAAAGTGCCTGCGCTTGTGTTGTTCACATAAAACCCGATCAGTTGACAAGCCCCTGTCGAGACCGCCCCCGTTGCTGTGATGTTCTTGTATCCACCTACTTCTGCTACTGGTTGGCTCATATGCGTTCCTCTTTATGGCTAATTTCAAAATCCCACAATTCGTCTAGCGTAATCGTCTGTAAAGTCTTCCCTTTGGGTTGGGGTTCGTTTGACTTGTCTTGTCGATACGCGACTGCAAGCATTCTAAACGCATCTGCGGGGTGTGAACACCAATCATGCCTTGGAGTTTGACGAAAAGTTTTCTT